ACTGCAATGGCGCATCCGCCTTGACATTTACGTCAGGTGCGGGTGCGCTGCCTGCGGACATAACCCTGCACTCCAGATATAATAAAGTATACATCGTGTACGATAATGACGAAAAAGGCGAGGAAGGTGCTAAAAAACTGGCAAAAAGGCTATTTGGTAAAAAGGTTGAGTTGTATGTAATGAAGTGGGAAGGTAAGCCTTCCAGGTATGATCTTACTGACTGGTTTAGTGATGGTCATAGTTTGGATCAGTTGTTGGCGTGCTGTGTGCGGTTTGGTGATAAACCAGAAGATATTGGCGGTATGCGCAGTTTTAGTCCTTCGCAGTTTGCGAAAACATTTGTGAAGATGCCAGAACCTATTATTGATGACTTGTTTTTTGAAAAGGACATTATGGGTCTTGCAGGCGGTACGAACGTGGGTAAGTCGGTGATGAGCTTGCAATTGTCTACGTGTTTGGCGTTAGGAGTGCCTTTCCTGGGGTTTAGGATACCAAAGGCAAGGAAGGTTATGCATGTGCAGTTTGAGTTGAAGGACGAGAGTTTTAAGCAGTTGATCGAGCGGACCGCAATGCATTTTGTTGACAAGTATCCAGTAGAAGCGGAGCGGTTTGAGCAGAATCTTAGTATTTTGAGCAGTGGGCAAGATAATGTGTTTACCGACAAGTGGGAAGAAATGGACGCTAATTTGACGTTTGACCCATGCGAGGTGCTGGTAGTGGATAACTTGTATACAAGTACCAATAAGAATGTGAGCAAGAATGATGATGTGATGGACTTACTGCGTACTATGGTTAATTTAAAGAACAAGCATAAGGTTGCTATTTTGATTGTGTCGCATCATAAGAAACTTGGGGAAGCGAGTCCGCTTGATGTTAGTATGATGTTGGGTGGTAGTGCGTACACGAATCATTTAGATGGGATTGTGCAGCTTGCCAGTAGTCAGCGTTTACCTGGATTAAAGGTAATGAAAATCACCAAGGTGCGCAGCCAAAATGATTTGCATGGTGTGCCAGTTGGAGTCAAGTTGCATAATGTTAATGATGGGCCATTGTACTTTGAGTATTTGAAGCCACTGCCAAAGAATGAAATGTTTTGGTATACTGATCCAAAGGAGTCTGTAGAAGAAAAAGTCTTGCAGGCGATTGCGACAGAAGGGCATAACTTTAGCAGAGAAATGTTTAAGGCTGCGCTGGATTCGGTGGTTGGAGTTGGTAGCAATACTGCGGTTTCAAATTGGTTGGATCGCATGATTAACCAAGGCTTAATTAGTAAGATTGGGCATGGTCAATATCGTAAAATGGAAACTGAATTGGATAGTTTTAATGATTAGCGCGTGCAAAGAAAATGCGGAATATGCGGAATATGCGGAATTTGAAATTCCGCTAGGCGGTGAAAAAAAGGAATATGGGAAACTGTAGTTATAGAGGAGAGAGAGAGTCAAATTCTTCATATTCTTCATATTCCGCTTCTGAGGTACTCTAGTGATTTTAGCAGAAAAATGCTCACTTAGTAGGAAAAAGGACAAGTCCTGCGAATTTGTACAAATCGCCAGTGATGGTGAGCGTTGTGCGCTGGTTTTGGAGTGGTACGAAGACACCAGGGTTTGCAATTTAGATCGGTGTTGGTTGCGCATGTGGACGCGTGACAAATTGGCGTGGCGCAACCGAATGCTAAAGAAAAAATAACCCTGGACCAATAATATAATTAACCCTGCCAGTATAATATAATTTTGAGATATTTCTCAATATTTGCGCCAAAAAATCAATAAAAAAAGCTCAAAAAGCTCATTTTAAAAATTGCGCGTAAAAAACGTTATGTATAGTAGAAATTTTGACAATGAAATTTGTACCAATTTTAGACACAAAAAAACCCGCATGAATGCGGGTTGATTTGTTGCGTTTTTGGTGTTATTGGATATCTAGCATTAAAACCAAAATAACGGCCATTATAATGTAAATAATTAATTCAAAAGCCATAAAATTATCCATATAACCGCGCATATTTTGACATATGCGGTAAGTATTTTATTTATCATTTATTTACCTTTCTTTTGTTAAAGTATCTTTATTTATTAATGTTTCTAAATAATTTTTATCATTCTCTATTTCTTTTTTAAAACAATTAATTACTTTTTTTATGTCCAATACATAAGTATCATTTTTATTTTTTTTAAAAAATAAATCGATTACATATGTCCTGGAAGAATAAAGATAGTCATGTTTTATTTTAATTACTCTTCTTTATATATTTTAAAATCTTCTTCATGCCAGATATCTTTATAATATTTGCCCATTGGTATTATTACTTTCCAGTAACCATCTTTTAGTTTTTTAAATAAGTGTGCATTAAACCCTTCTAGAGTTACAACACAATCACCTTTTTTATATTTCATTTATTAACCTCTCTTTTTTTCTTTTGTGATAAAATTCCACAGCTTATTCCATTCGCCCTGGTACATCTTGCGCTTATGTAAAACACGCGCATTATTTTCATTATATGCTATTAATTCACCGTTTGACAGTGTTAAGACAATAGTTGCGCTGCCTTTTTCTCTTTTCATTGATTAACCTATCTTTTTTTTAGTTTCCATAGATACCGCCGCGAATGCGGCGATATTTCGCGCGATAACTATTCGCGCTCTTCAGTATGGTTTTTTATTCGTAATGTCGGATATGTGTTGCGTTGTTCCATTGTTTGTGGTTGCGGTCCTCTTCATAATCTGTGAACGTGTAACCTTGGCGCGCTCTCTCTTTTGAATATTTAAAAGAGCTTGCTGCGCTGCTCATATCGTTAATTAATCCAATACGCAACCAAGACACTTCAAGTTCGCATTCGTAAAGCTCACGAATAAATTCATTTAGAACTTTACCGCATTTATGCGCGGCTTTTTCTACGCTCTTTTGATCTTGCTCTTTTTGTTTTTTTGTTTTTGGTTTTATCATTATTTAACCTCTCTTTTTCTGTTGTTTAATTAAGTACAAACCCGCTTGTATCATGTTTAGCCTTACCTTTAGCAATTAAACCAACACAGGCGCGCTTTGGATCTAAAAATCTCAAATCATGTTTATCGCCGTTTATTACTTTTAATCCTAAATATTCTTTAGGTAACTCATGTCTAAATACAGCCGCAATATTTAAACCATTGACGACGGCGTTTAATGTTTGTTTCTGGTTAGATTCCGCGCGGCTAAATGTTAAATGGTAATTACTTGGTATGTTTCGGCGATTATATATTTTTGTATAATCATAGAATTGAATATCATTAAATTTTTCAATTATGCCGTAATCCTCCCATCGTAAATCGCTAGTACCATTTAACCTAAAAACAGGTTTTAAATCGCGTTTTATTGCCCATCTAATCCCCGCTTTTATTTCTTTTTCTAGCTGTTCCAGGAATGCGCCGCGATTATTAAAAAATAATTGCGTACGTTTTAAACGTGCTGCATGTATTGGATTAATTAAGCCGTCTTTTTCTGTCCAATTACCGCGACCGCTTTCATCTAAACATACTTTAATACAGCCACTTGTCGCGGCTGTGCATGTATTCCAACCGCTTTTTTTGTAAGGTGATAAATACATAATGAAATTAGCATATCCAAACTTCATACTTTTATTTGTTTTGGTGCTGCCGTGCGGCTCCGTTAATAGTTTAATTAATGACATGTTTTAACCTCTCTCTTTTGTTGTTTAGTTTGTTGCGCTCTCTCAATGCGCTTATAAATTTAGTTTATATCTATATATGTGTCAACACTTAACAAAATAAAAAAACTCTATCCAACCAAAACAAAAAGAGAGTAACACGAACTACGCCACATTGACACAAAACCCGCGCATATCACACCGCATAAAACCCGCGTAAATTGTTAAGTGTTTATATTGTTGAATATATCAGAATGTTACACCAAAAAAAAATTGCATATAACTTATATTATGTATAACAGTTTGGCTATACCAAGGCCAATTTTTTTTTGACCCACTTACCGCGTCTTAGAATTTTTACTTTCGTTTTTGTCAACACCTTATGTGTAAATTCAAATAATGGAAGAGGTTTGGTCTAATCTAACTGATGAAAATACTGACAAATGGCTGCACGCCATCGACCGCGCAGACCGCTACCATCTCCACATGCTAGTATTCCGCAGCGGACTGATCGAACCACACCTGCGCAACCTGCAACTCAGCGCACATAAGTTTTATGATCTTATGTCTCCGCAGGAACTCCGCGTGTTCAAACAGCGCACATTAGGCCACACCTTTGTTAGTATAGCAAAGGAAATGGAAATCACTGAGTCCAGCGTGAAGGAATACTGGCGAAGAACACTAATTAAAATAAAGAATGTCATCGAACAGGCTAATATTGATGAAAAGTAAAGTAGATAAAGATAAAGTACGAATGCTTGCATCATTTGGATGTAACTACGCAGAAATCGGAAAATACTTTGAAGTTTCTGAAGCATATATACGCCAAAACTTCAAACCACAGTACGAAGCAGGTCGCGAGGAAATGAAATGGAAATTACGTAGGGCAATGTGGATATCCGCGACCGAAAATAATGCGATCGCAATGCAGATCTTCCTGGCTAAAAATATTTTAAATATGAGTGACCGAACTGCTGTTGACATGACTGGCAACCTGCAAACTGTGTTACAGCAGTGTGGGTTTGAGGACAATCCAATTGATAAAGCAAATACTGAACAAGCAAAAGCTCTGGAGTCTTTTGGGGTATCACCCGACTCCACAACAACTGCAAGTTCATAATAGTAAAGCTAGATTTCGCGTATGTCTCATGGGCAGACGCAGTGGGAAATCCTTCATGGCAGCGCACGAAATACTGCCCTGGTTGCTTACGCCCAGAACGCGTGGCTGGATCGTAGGACCGAACTACTCACTTGCTAATAAGATAGCGCGTGAGGTAAAACGAATTATAATGACAGAGTTAAAATTACCGATAGAATCTAAAAAAGAAATATCTGGAGATTTGTATTATATGAAGTTGGCAGGACTAGGTAGTGAGCTATCGGTAAAGTCAGCGGAAAATCAAGAATCCTTGATTGGTGAAGGTATTGATTACTTATGCATTGATGAAGCCGCGCTTATTCCACGCAACGTATTTGAAATGTATTTACGCCCAACGCTATCGGACAGGCAAGGATGGGCAATGTTCACGAGTACTCCTCGCGGATTCAACTTCCTACATTATCTCTACGAGCTTGGAAAAAACGAAGAGTACCCAGATTGGGAGTCTTGGCGTTTTCCCAGTACACTATCACCATATTTTAAAGATGACCACGAAGAATTAAAGCGAACACTAACTAAAGAAACCTATAGGCAGGAGATTCTTTGCGAGTTCCAAAGCTATAGTGGTAAG